ATATAATATAATAAAAATTAATAAAAATAAAAGGACCGAGGCCGAAGCCCCGGTTCTTTCAATAGTTTGTGCTTATTTCATTAACATGAAATTGTTAGCACCTTGTGTAATTAAACATCTTTCCGATAACATATGTAGTTGCATTGCATCTAAAGCAGATGTTGAAGCTCCAACAGAACCAGTAACCCAAGTTTTCATTCTTCTATCGTCAGTTTGTGAAGCTCTGTAACGAACGTGTAAAAATGGTCTCTTCATGTTTGATCCTAATTGTTGGTCATAAACAGTAGATGTTCCAGCAGGAATAATAACTCCTCTAATTGCACTAGCAGAATTAGCAGCATTAATACCACCTCTTGTAGCTAGATCGTTTAAGTATCTAAAGTCAGACTTGTAAAAATCATAAGATCCACGTCTGAAACCAGAGAAACCTAAATTCAATGCCATATCTTCAGAGTTGTTAAATACTCCGTAAGAAGTACCACCAGCACCGTGAGAATTCATTGAAGCTAACATGTCATCCATTGCAAGAGACGTAGCTCTATTTACAAACATCATATTTTCTTCAATAGCACCTTGCTTATCAAACTCAGCTAATATAGCATCAAATTCAGCTAAATCAGTAGAAGCATTTACACCTGTAACTCCAGAAGTTAAATTACCTCTACTTTCGATAGCAGCAAATAAACCTTCAGTACCTACAGCTTGTCCACCATCAGCACCATATAAAAAGTCGTCAACAACAGTTTCGTTAGTTGCATCAAGACCTTTAACGCCTTCAATCATTGCCATTTCTAAGTAATCAGTAAATCTAGCTCTTGTGTCAGACTCAGCTTTTAAATACCACATGTAACCAGCTTGACCACCTTCAGAAGCAACCTCTACCCATCCAATTCTAGAAGCATCAGAACCTGAAACTTCGTAGTAATCTTTCATGATAATTGGTTTGTTACTGAATGTTTTGAAATCTGGCTCGTTAGCGCCTCTTGTTTCAATAGCTCCAGAACCATCAGCTTGAGTGTAAGATGTACCTTTTGCGTATTCAGAACCATAAACAAATATAGTTGTAGCTAGGTTAGTTGTAAGTGTAGCTATATCAACACCATCGTACGCTTTACACGTAATGTCAGGGCCACTTACAACAGTAACTATACATTTTACAGTTACGTTAGCGTTTGCTACAATAACAGTGTCATTTACTCTAATACCGTGAGTTGTCATACCAGCTTCCTGAATTGTTGCAAAAGCACCAAAGTTTCCATCAATATCAGATTGAATAGTAATAACATTTGTTGCATCTATATCTCCTTTATAAGATAAGTGTAATCTACCTTGCTCAGACCAAATAACTTGGTCAGCAGTCATAGATTCTTCAGCTCCTACTTGTGAAAGAAATCCTGAAATAGTTCTCGGTCCGAAAACTTCAGCTTCTTTTTCCATAAGATCTGGTAAATATTGTTGTCCCCAACCGGCAGAGCCGTTTAGGTCTAGGTAATTTGAAGATAACGCTTGTTGGCTAGGAGCCGGTACGCTATTCAAATTATTTCCTGGAGTAATTGCCATAATTTTGTTTTTTTAAATTTATTATTTATTTATTGTTTTTAATTTTAAACTTAAAGTTAGGAGAATCATCGCCTAGCACTCTTACTTTTGGTCCGCTAGTGTTATCGTTTGAAAACGATTGCCTAGGATCCATGTTTACATTTTTAGATTTAGCAACACTGTTTTTAACAGCGTCTGCTTTACCTTGTTCATAAAAGTGATTAGCAATAGCATCGGGATTCATTGCTGTAAATAAAGACTTATGATAACCTTTAGCATCTGACATTTGACTATTTTTGTTCAAAAACTTTTTGACAAAATTGTTTATATCGCTTTGACTATCTTTAACCTCGTTAGCATTCTTCACATTAAACCTATATTTTTTATCACCGACACTGTATTCAAAACCTTTGAACTTGTCGTTAAAAACTTCTTTAGTTTTTAATTTAAAAATATCTGTATTATTTTTAGCTATTTTTTGAGTTTCTTCTGACTCCTTGTTGTATCTATTAAAGAAATCCATTGCTTTTTTGGCTTCAGGTGTTAACCTTGATCCAGCTTTGATTTCATCATAGTATTTAGACTTTTGCCCGTCTAAGTGGCTTTTTGCGCTGGCAACTTGCTCTTTAAGCGCAATCTTTTTCTTTTTGATATCTCTTTCATCATCTATTTCCTCATCAAATGAGAAGTCTTCTTCAATTATGAAATCAATTTCATCACTATCTAAATGTGATTTTGTGTTTTTATAGTATTCTCTTAACAAAGCTTTATCATCATAGTTTGTAAAGTCTTGATTAAGTTTTACATAATCTTCTAATGTACCACCAGTTTCTTCCATGAAATCTACAACTTTTTGTAAATTTTCAGGTAAAGGCTTACCATCTTCTTGCTTTTCTATAGCAGCATCAATAATATCTTCAGCTAATACCTCGGCTTCATCTTTAATCTCTTCGTCAGTTATTTCTTCTAATACTGGAGCTTCTTCTTGTGCTTGTTCTTCCGGTTGTACTTCTTCTTGTTTTTCTGTGGGCTCGGCATTATCAGGCTTTGCAACCACTCCCTTGTCGTCAGGGTTATCTTTTTTAGTTTCATCTTGTTTTGGTGTTGGTGGTTTATTTAAATCTACTTTAATAACATTATCTTCTTCAATTGTTTTGTTTTTAGATAAGTCTACTTTTGTAATTTTTTCAATTACTTCTTCTTTTTTTTGTTCCATAATATAATATAATAATAGTTAATAATTTTTTACATACCGCCTAGATTGAGATCACCTCCTATACTATCATTACCTGCTGACTCAAAGTTTTTAGGTGATTTACCATTATTTCTTTGATCAATCATCTCACTTTGTTGAGTTGCTTGTATTTTAGTTCTCTCGTCTTTACGGTCTTCTTTTTGTGTTTCTTTTTTATTTGTTGCTTCTGACTCCATTTCACGCAACTGCATGTTAAACTCAAACTCAGTTTGCATTAGTTGTTTTTTCATCTCCATTTCTTGTTGGAGTTGCTGGATTTTTAATTCAGCTTTAGTTTGCTCTAATTGTATTTCGCCTTGAATTTTAGCTTCATTAGCTTGCATTTCAGACTGAGACTTAGCTTGAGCTGCTTGTTGATTTGCTTGAGATTGAGATTCAATATTTTGTTTTTGAGCGGCTTGATCTTTTTCAAGTTTTTTAGCTCTACGTATTTTTAATACTTGGTTTGCAAGTTTAATGTTTTTAATCTCTCTAAGATCTATGGCATCTGCTAGTTCTATTAGCTTTTGTTGAAGAGCCATTTGTATATTTTGCTCAAGCATTTGTTTCTCTTCATCATCTGGTGTTAGCTCTATAAATATACCAAAATCATATAAGTGTAGCTCTTTCATTTCACTTAAAGTTGCAACATTGTGAGCACCAATTTGTTGAACGAAAGCATCTGCTGTTGGTGAATACTCTAGTATATCAGATATTCTAAGAGATAAGCATTGAGCTACTTCTGAAGTTAAAAACAATCCTCCTTGTAAAATATGTCTTGTTGCGGTGTTAGAGTTTGCTGCAGCCATTTTTTGTATACCTACTAAAGCATTTTTATCTGGTGTACTACCGTCTCTTGCTTCATTTAACCCAGTCGTATCTCTTATCATTTGCATGTAATAGTTATACGTTTGAATTAACGTACCCATTTTTTGACCACCACTACCACTTGATATTTCTTGAATAGGAACTTTACCTGGGTTACCATCGCCATCAGCAGTCATTGATCTACCAATAACAGATCCTGTTTGAAAGAACATATTTAAAGCTTCTTGTGGATTATAGTTTGTTCCATTACCTAAATCTATTTCAGCTAAACCATCAGCATCTAAATAAACACCATCTGGCACCATTCTAGATAATACTTGCTGTAGTTTTAAATGTGTTAGCTGTATCATGTCAGCAAAACCTGTTATACGACTCACTAAAGACTCTATGCGACCTTCGTACATTCTTGGCGCAACTATAGCATAACTCATTTTTACTTTAGTATAATCACTTTTAGGACGCATCATATTCTTAGCCATTTCCCACTTTATCAGCTTATTAGTCCCTACTATTAAAGCTCCTTCGTATAATACTTCTATTTTCTTTTGCAGTTTACCAAAATTCCCTTCTGAATCCATAGGTGGATTAAAAGTATCATCTTTACCTATAACTTTATCAGCACCACTACCTGTTTGTTTAACCTTGTAAGTTTCATTCATAAACGTTTTATAATTAAAATATAAAACTTGAATAGTGTTGTTGTCTTGTTGTGAATTTTTAGAAGAAGAATAATTAGTCTTATGACCATAATTATTTTTCATAATTTCTTCTAAATCAACTGTAGTTAAGTGTGGGAATTGTTTTACTAACTCGTTTACAGGTATTGATTTCACCTCTCCAACATAATATATATCTTCAAAGTACGGAGACTCAGTGTAAGAATATACTAGATTAGCTGGATCAACGTATTTAATTGTAGTTCCTTCAGAAGTGTTAAAGTCTGTTTTAACAGCACCTATTCCTAAAACTGTTAAATCGTAGTAAAATTGTTTTTTAATTAATTCGTACCTATTACCTTCCATTACTGTGTTTAAAGCTTGCTCATTAGCTAGCTCAACAGCTTGCTTGTAGTTAAGCTGCATGTGCAGTTTTAACTCTTCTTCTGTGTCTGGTAAAGTTTCTTTAGGATTTTCATAAGTATTCATGTTGAAATTTTCTTGAGCAAAATCATTAAACTCTTTTGATCTCATATCTCTCAACATTGATTCCATATAATCTGTTCTTTTACTAACACCATACGGATCTTGCGAATAAGCTTTTATATCGTAAGTTCTTTCAGCAATACCATTAACAACAATATCAACAAACTTAGGTATAACAGGCACTGGCTTCCAGTCTAAATTAAGATAGGACAAATCACCGTTTATAGATAACTCATCCTTATATTTTTGTATAGATTGTTCACCTCTAGCGTATAGTCTTAGTTTTCTAAAGTCGTTTCTATTACTAGAGTACCTATGGTTATAACCTTGATCTTTATTAAACCACTCAGACTCTATAGCTTTAGCAACCTTCATACCGTACTCAAAGCTAATTTTTTCTATATCGCTAACGACTTGACTTGGGAAATAACTTTTTGAAACTGAATCAGCCATATTTATTCTTTAATTAATTTAGATGTACTACCTTGATTTCCATATCTAGCAATACTTATGTTTAGTTTTGGTTTTTCTACTTTTGCATTTGGTGCGTATAAATGTCTGTTATTAGCCATAATAGCTAAACCAGAACTAATAGACGCATCGTGCTTTGTTCTTTTGTTTATATCAAATTTTGCCCAGTCATTTAACAGCTCATTAAAATAACAGTCTCCAAATGATCCATCTTGTGACATACCAACGTGAGCCTGGATATACATCTCAATTGCAGCAGCATGAGCTTGTTTTATATCTTCACTTGAATTAGGTATTCCACCTACTTCTTTTTCAGCTACAGATAACTTGTTCCATATCTTATCAGGTCTATTCATACTAAACCCTCTATAACCTCTTCTTCTA